AGGCAATCAGCGTGATTTCATCCGTAAAATACATGGTCACGCCCCCTCGACGTTATAATCACCGGAGAGGGAGAGCGCCGCCTTGAGATGCTCATAGGCTTCCGCGAACTTCCCGGCGGAATCGTCGTAACCAAACTGCGCCTTGCAGTAGAGCTTGACGGCCTGCCGGATGAGCGGGTCGGAAGAATCCAACTTTTTGACGCCGGAATTTGACAGGTCAAGCTTGCAGGCGTCAATCGTCTGCTCCAGTTCGTCGTCCATTTTGTCGGACAAAATGCGGAGCCACAGCTTCACAGGAGCGATTAATGCTTTCACATCCCACATGGTATTACCTCAATCAGGCGTCGGCACCTTTCTTTACGATGATAAAAGCGTTTGGATCCAGTACTTTGCCATCTGCAATCAGTAAAGCCTTATCAACGTACTGGTTGGTATTATGGTCGATGTAACGATACATTGTCATCTGCATATTACTGTTGATGGCATAATTGCTAAGATTGCCATAGATTGCCACAACATCTCCGGATGCCGCATCGTCGAAGTTGTTGATTACATCATCTTCCACCTCAACGACCTGCTTACCGCCAAATGTGTCTGCCGGGCCATTGGAGATACCATAGTTCACGCGGCCAACAGGTTGACCGACGGTGTCTACCATGCCGTCGATATACCCTTCAAACGTACCGGACGCCATCAGAAAAACGGCTCCGCCTTTGTAGGCCATCGGAAGCTTTGCAAAAACTTTCTTTTTCCAAGTTTCCCACTTAACGAATTCGCTTGGCTTCAGCGTGACGACATGGTTCGTAGGAATTCGGCTATCAACCGTGATTCCGGTCATACTGCCCGCTCCGCTGCCCTTTACCACACCAATATCGAGGGCCTTGGTCATGGCTTCGACGATAACGGAAACAATCGTCTGCTCGAACTGATCGAGCGTTGTTACATCAGCCACAAGAGAAGCAGCAACTTTGCATTCAAGCGTATAGTAGGAAAAAGAAACATTTGTCGAAAGGTCTACCTTCTGCGTATCTCCGGAAGTATTTTCCTCAATCCAATTTGCAACCGGCTTAAGGGACAGGATCGGAACCGTTACGCCGCCCTTAATGGCAAGCTTACGAACAAGGTTATAAACCTGCCCGTAACTTTTCAGTTCTTTAATGACTTCCTGGACGATAGTCGATGGAATTACCGCGCCGGCATCGGTAGTAGAAGTCGATTCAGCTGCGTTGCGGAACTGAAGCTTACTCGAACGTTCGCCAGTCTTACAGTAATTCATAAACGCCTTGCGATACTCTATGGAGCCGTAAACGTCGACCGGGCCCCGGGGCGCAGCGGTGGATTCCGCGACCGTTCCGGCAACTGGTTTGCCAGCCTCGGAAATGTCGACGATTTTCGGCGCGCCGGACAGCGCATTCAGATTTGCCTGTATTTTGCCCTCCGCCTCGAATTTCGCGTCGAGGTCCTGGACCTGCTTCGTAATCTTTGCGGCATCGTCGAGTTTGCCCTCGTCAATCGCTTTCTGGGCCTGATTGAGAAGATCTTTTCTCTTGTCCAGATATTCATTTTTTTTCATTTCAGTCAACCCTTTCGCCCTTTCAGGCATAAAAATTACTCCCGCAACGGGAGCATCGGTTTAATCTGTTTTCTGCTTCAGCAAGTCTACCATATCCTGCAAAAGCTGTTTTTGACGTACCTGATTTCTAATCAGGCCGCGAATTTTTTCGACCGCGGCCCGTGGAAGCAAACCGGACGCCGAAGCCGCGAGCTGCTGCGGCGCCTCCGTTTGGGCCGGAGCCTTAAACATTACACGGTCCACAAGTTTCAGCTTTACGGCCTCATCCGCAGTGAGATAGGTGGTTTTGTCCATCATATCGAGAACTTCTTTTTCGGACATTCCCGATTTTGCCTCATAGGCGGACGCGACGGACCGATCGGCCTTTTGGAGTGCCTCGGACGCGTCATCGTGCTCGTGGTAATTGCCATCCGCATAAGCTGATACACGGTGCACCATCATCCTGGCAGTCGATACCATTTCCGACTTCCCGGCCATCGCAATCATCGACGCAGCGGACGCGCAAAATCCGACGATATGGATGCGCGTGCCTGGATAGCCTTTGAGCGCCGCGTAAATTTCAGACGCTGAATCGACATCCCCGCCCGGGGAATTGATTTCCACATCCAGCGTTTCTCCGTTTGCCTTCTGGATGGCATTGGAAACGTCCCGCGGGCAGGTGGCCGACCATCCGATATAATCGTAGATTTCCTTGTAGTCGTTCGGGACGATTTCGCCTTTGATTTCAACCTTCAATCCTCATCACCTCCATTTCCGTCGCTTTCTTCCGTCGGCTGAGTATCCAATCGGCGGATAGGATTATCTCCGCCCGGCAAAGGCGCGAGATTCAGCACGGCGCGCCACTCATTGGGAGTGAGCGCGCCTCTATCTACCATTGCCTGCAGGCCGAGCTTTGTTTTTGCGCTTGCATACTGCAAATTCGACGCCTCGAAATAAATCCGGTTTCCGTGTCCGCGCTCGCGGCGGGTGAAAATCTTCCGCGTAAATTCATTGCTGAGCTGGATTTCATCCGGCTCAATCTCGCCTTCAAAATACGCGGTAAATTCATCCTCGGTAAAATTCGACTGCACGATTTTTTCGTTTGTGTTAAAAAACGAGTAAATCCGTTTTGTCGTCCGGTCCATCTGCGCGGCGTTCGGGACGTAATCCTTCGGCTCGACCCGCACCGCCTCGGCCTTGCTGTCCACAGCGGCGACGCCGACCGACGCGCTGTTAATGGACAGGTAATTGTTCGCAAAATCCGTAGCCTGCTTTTGCAGGTCTTCCGGACGAAGCGAATTTGTAAACTTCAAAAGCCATTGGATAATCGATGAATTTTTGATTGCCCGGATAATCCCTTGGTCTGTGGTCGAAATTACATCCATCAGACCGGCAAGCGCCGGCACCGGGCTTTCCCCGAAAATGTCGTTTTCGTAAACGTCATGTCGAAGATGGATTACGTCGGTGTATGGAAACGTTGCCTGCCGGCCGTTCGGAAAATAAAATTTAAGGTACAGATTCATCCCGGAATCGTAAATCGCATCGACCTGAGATGCCGGAACAGGATAAATCTGCATCGGATAACCGCGGTCATCACGCACAATCACGGCAAAGGCGTTGTTGTTAAGGCAGAGTTGGGTCTCGAGTTTTTCCTGCATGACTTGTCCTGTCATGAACGGGTTCGGTTCCTCGAGCAAAAAACGAATATAGGCATCGGGGTTTACCGTTAATTTTTTGCCCTCTGCCGTTACCGTTTCCCGGATATGCTTTCCGACCAGCTTCCCGACAGCCTTTACCTTCGGGCGGATGCAGGCGCGGATAATGTCGCTGTGAAATAGCTTTCCGTCCCATGCGTAAAAACCGTGTCCGCGATCCGTCATCATCTGGAACCGGACCGCGGTCGGGGAGCGGTTCTGAATACGCTGCTTGATTGTTTGGAAAAAGCCCGTGCTAATCACCTCTTTTTATTAACCGCCGTATTGCATAAAGTTTGGCATCAAATCCCGGTGCAGTTTCTTTTTAATATCTTCAAGATCAATAGTAACGGTGGTATTTTCTGCAATTTTCACGTCGCGGTAATCATGCTTTGCCAAAATAGGAGCCGCCGCACCTTGCATAAGCGATGCGTTGGCATCTGGCACAATGCGTTCGTTTTCCATTGCTGCTACAAAACACCACTTGCCGCCATTTACACAAGGTTTGTATTCGGAGCAATTCTTGCAGTCTTTTGAAAACTGTGGAAATGCCTTTTTATTGCACGTATACCTCAAAAGATCACCTCAAATCATCGTCTGATACTCGCCGAGCTTATCTTGTAGCACCGTGTACGCATCCAAAAGCGCAGCGAGCCCGTCGATCCTTTTCCTCGGAGAGCTGGTTTTAATCGGCTGAATGTTGTCATTTTTGTCGATGTCAATCGCCGTATTTGCAAAACACCACTTGTCGACCGGGTTGTTGTTGTAAATCACAAGTTTACTGCTTAAATCCGCGCCGAGCTGCTTCATCGGCGCGGAGAGCGTCTGCTTTCCCTGGTGGACCACTATCATGCTCTCCTTGCCAAACTCACTCTTCATTTCCTCAACCCAGTACGTCGCGGACCAGGCGTCATACCCGACCCACGGAATGTACACGTCAAACTGATTCTGAACCTCAAGGAACCATTGCGTAACATATTTTGCATGGACTTTATTCCCCGGAGTCGTGCGGAGCAAGCCCTGTTCTGCCCATAGGTCATAGGGGATTTTATCCTCTTTGGTCCTCTGCTCCAGCAGGTCCTCCGGCAACCAATACATCTGTAGCGCAAAAACATTCGGGCACCCAGGAACCATAAAAATCACCTTTGCGGCAGTCAGGTCCGTGGTGCTGGACAGGTCGGCGCCGCCGATTCCATACTTCGGGAGAGGGAGAGCCCGGGTGCTTCTGTCGTGCGTCCACAGCAGCTTTCCGGCTTTCCGGTCAATCCAGAACGTATCCGGATTATTCAGCTGCTCAAAGGTCAGCCACGCTTCGGACGACGTCTCGCGGATGTTAAATTCCTTACAAACCAGATTCTTGACGAGCGCCGGATTCGCTTTTGCCTTGTTCACTTTGTCCGTGAGCTGCGTCAAGCTTTTAATTGTGCCCAAACCGGGGTTCGCTTTCTTCCAGCATTTCGGGTCGACCCATTCTTTTCGGCTGTCCAACTCATAGATAAACGGCAGAAAGTGTTCATCGTGATATCCTACAGGGTCAAAATACCCGTTGATTACCCGGGTGGCCTCGTCATATTTTTCATCGTAGATATCCTCCCTGATAACGCCGGCCGTGGAAGTGATAAAAATCAGTGGCTGCTCGCGGGCCGTGGTGCCGTCTGCCATGATGTCATAGAGTGCCCGGCCCTGCTTCCATTGGTGGATTTCGTCCATCAGGCATCCGTGGACATTCAGCCCGTCAAGCGTGTTGCTGTCCGATGCGAGCGGCCGGAAAATCCCCTCGTTTGCGGTGCAGTACAGCTCAGAGACCAACGTCTTGACGCGCTTTCGGAGCGCCGGGGATTTCTTAATCATCAGTTTCGACGCGAGCCAGATTTTTTTAGCCTGGTCCATTTTCGTCGCGACGGCGTAGACTTCCGGCCCCGCTTCTCCGTCGGCAGTCAAAAGATAATCCCCGACGACAGACGCAAGCAGCGACTTCCCGTTTTTCTTGCCGACGATCAGGAGCGCCTCGCGGTATTTACGGATACCTTCAACATCCACAAATCCAAATATCGCCGCAAGCATTGCCTTTTCCCACAGCTCCAGCCGTACGAGTTTTCCACCGTCCTTGCCCTGGTAATTGTGGCAGTAGTTCTCGGCAAATTCGAGGATGTGGTTCGCACGTTTCGGGCTATAAAAATACTCGCCGGGATGGTCTAAATCCCAGGCGAGCTTCTTGTAAGTCTTTTTTATTTTCGCTCCGACGGTTTCTTCGCCGGACTGGATTTTATCCCAATACTCGCGGATTGGATTGTAATCGTCGGAGTAGCGAGTCATGTATCCTCACGGCTGTTTACAAAATTCTCAAATCCATCATCCTTTTTCCCTTTTAGCTTATCTTCCTTCGGGAGCAGGTCGGTAAGCTGTTTGATAACGGACGCATAATTCTTTTCAAGTTGGATATAAATATCGACCTTTGCGCTTCGCTTTACACCCGTCTGATTCGCGCCGTTATGATATTCCTCGGTGTACCCGTCAGCGTTGATATCGCGCTGAAGTTCATAAAGGCTGGCCGCCATGAATGCGGCATTGTCAATGAGCGAACTGACAGATTTTTTCGTTTTGGATTCCAGCCGCGAGTAAATCCCAGAAAGTTTTCGCTTCTCCGCGGCAATGATTTCTTCTTTTGTCATATCCTCGTAGCTTTTCTTTTCTGTCATTAAATCACCTTATTCCTTCTTAAGAACTACACCGGACACGCGAACAAGGCGTGTATTTTTTGGAGCCCCGGCGCCGGTCCCCGGAAGCGCCGGCCGGCCCTGCAAATAGGGGGGGGGCTACCGTCTCCGGGGAATTGGATTTCCTTTTTCGTCGAACTCGCATCTCGGCTTTTCTTTTTGATTTCCGCAATACCCGTGCGCCTCATCATGACAGGCTTTGCAAAGATACTGCAAGTTATCATGATTAAGAGTAACCATCGGATCGTTGATGTTCATCGGAGTAATCGCCACCTTGTGATGGACGATATACCCGAGAGCATGATGGCATCGCTCACATAAGCCGCCGTCAACGCTTTGCCGCTCGGCTATGTAAGAGGCCCTGCATCGGGCCCATGCCTTGGACTTATAAAAGCTCCTGGCATAATCCTGCACGCGCTCCCCTCCAAACAAAAAGCGCACCGCCGAAGCGATACGCTGGAATTATCAATTAGGATGCTGCCGTCCTACCCGGCCTTTGTGGTTCAGGGATTTTACGTCCCAGCCGCGTCTTGTGGCCTGACCTTACGGCCTGCCTGCATCCCGCCGCTATTCGGTGCTGCCAACTGATTTATGTGACTTTAAGCGGTGTTATAAATCAGTCAAAGACGTTCCCGCATGGTGTCACCGCCCGGCTCTGCCCCCGGCAGGCCTCGGATGATTCCGTGCCCGGTGACATATAAGCGGCATCAGGGATTCGAACCCCGCAACGCTCCCCAGCCTGCATCTTGCGCGCAGATGGACTGTGAGCAACGTTCCCCAAGTCACGTCAAATTATGCCGCATATCAAAAGCGCCGCCTGCCCGCCAACACGCGGCGCTTCACAGAAAGGAGGATTCCGATATTACCGCCTCGGAATAGGGCGGAATGAAAAACAAGTCAGGAGCCTTTCCCTTCAGCTCCCATAATAAATCCTATCACCTTTTCAATGTGCATTTCAATGCTGTCTTTGCTTTTCAACTTCTTGCAGGGCGCGCCCGTGAAGCTCCAGCACCCAGCGATAATGATAGTTTAGCCGCACCGCGATCTCTTCCCATCGTAGGCCGTTGATATACCGCATGGTTAAGACCTTTCGCTGAGAGCCGTCCGGCACCTGAGCGATTGCGTCCTCGACCTCGCGCTTGATACTCCGCAGCCCGTCAATGCCCGCATCCACCTCGCGCTCCATATCCACAATCCGGGCGATGATCCCGGCCAGCTTATCAGGTTCCCCGGATGATTGCACCCGCGCCGGGCTCATCGCCGTGGTGGTTTTTGTCGCCAGCTCCCGCAGCCGATGTATCTGATCCAGTTTGGCGTTGATCGCGTCGTCAGCGTCGCGGTACTGCCGTAAGTATTCTTTTGCGGTCATATCATTTTTCATGGCTATCATCCTTTCCGTTCATCAGCGCGCCGCAGGATTTACAATAATCATCGCCAATATCTGCTGATGCTCCACAATTAGAGCAGTGTAAATCATATCCGTGCCCCGTAATATGTGCGTGTACCACCTGCTTATACTCTCCTGCGGCGATTGCGCGGAGATAGTAAGCAGCATAATCAAGAGCGTGAGCATCATCAAATGAAATATTGTCTAACATCTGCTCCTTGATGTCTTTTAATCTTTCAGCCGCTTCGAGCGGCATCATTTGCTGGACTGCTCCATTTACCATTGAAATACGCTGATTCTCCGCATCAGTGCTGGATTTTTTAACTTGCTTGCAACTTTCACTCATCGTTTACCTCCTGCAAAGTAATTGTCCGGTTCAAATAATCAGCACCTACAATTTTCCATTTGCCTATTTTACGGCCTACATCAATCGGCCAGTCTGGAATACAACATTTGTGAAGCAGATTTGCAGCCTCTCCGGCACAGCGCGCCCAATAATCAGCTTTGCGAATCATTTTTTTGCTGCTATACATGGCATTCAACGCAGAAATAATATCATCTAAACTATCTGTCATTTCATTCAGCATGGTTGGCCTCCAATTTTTTGCCTACTAAAAGACGGTATCTAACTTTATCCCAAAGTGTGTAATGCCCGATATGATGTTCTTCAACCTGTATAATTTTCCCCATAAGCCCATATGGGAAGCCAACTAAAAAATTATCTATTTTGAATTTTAAGCGGTTCATTTCTTTGCCCCCTGCGTTTTGTGCGTTAACTGCTGCGCCTGATGAATATAAAAATTAATATTTTCCTTAGTACCTTGTTCGGCGTTAGACGGGGGATACGCTCTATCCGATAAATCTGTGCACGCCAGCTCATAAGCCTTTTTCAGCGTGGCGATC